AAACTTTCACCCACTTGAAATCGCAGATGTAGGGCGTGTGGCGTATGCGATGGGGCAACGAGTTGACCGTCCAAGGTGGAAAACTGTATTAAAGCCACCTCCACTAAGTTTGCTCCCTAACGCACTAATGCTGTCTCAGCTCTTGCTAGAATTGCGCGAAGCAGATCCGGTTGGCCCAGTTCTGGTAAATTCGTGGTATCGAGATAGTCTGTACAATTACAGCATTGGTGGCGCAGGAATGTCTATGCACATGACCTGTGGAGCCGCAGACGTTGTAAAACGTGGCTGGACAACGGACCAGGTGGCAACGTGGTTTGAAGAACACCCTGACTCTAAAGACTTTGGAGTAGGGCGCTACAGCACGTTTACTCATATTGACATCAGAGGGAAGATTGGCAGGGTTGCACCAGCGAGGTGGGGAAGTAGTGAGTGACGCACCGTTAAGTAAGTCTTCATCACTTCCTGCTGTTAGTGTTGGATTTGCTATTGCAATTTTGGTTGCGACTTGGGTAGCTGGTTCTCGATTTACAACAATGGCCCAGGCAGATTCAGCGGCTATGGTGGAGATACAGGATGTGGCTGACAGACAAAAAAAATACATTGGCACAAGCGGGTTATTAACACTGCGCTTGCAAGAAATTGATGCTCGATTAACCGCCTTAGAAACCAAGCTCGCCTTGCTACAGCAACAGCTTGATCAAGCACTGGGGCAAAATACGCCATGATGTTAAATCAGTTTGGAAGAATTCCTCTATGGTACTGGTTACTGATTCCTGTTTTGGGGTTTGTGGTTGTTGGAATCCGGGGAGCTACGCAAGCCAGTTATTTTAAAGGTATTGCTGATGACGCAGAAAAACGCCTTATCGTTCAACAAGAAGTTTTAGATTCTGTGTCTGACCACGCATTAGAGTTAACAATCGAGCTTCAAAAAGCTGATTCGGCGATTGCTGTACAGCGCCGCGAAAGCTCCCGGGAGGTAGAAATACTTACCCAGAGTCGCAGAGATGCAGAACAACGCTCAGAAGCTCTTTCAGAAGCCCTAAAAGCCTCTCTGGACTCAACACAAACAGTCACGTTTAATGCTGTCGTCTCTGGTTACAAAGAACAGATAGAATCGCTAGAAAAAACAATTCAGATTGAGCGCGAACTAACTGCGGCCGAACGGTTGCGGGCGACCCAGGCTACTGAGCTGGTGGCAAGTTTAGAGCTAGTTATTGTTCAGCACGAAAAAAAGGCTGAACTAATGACGACAGAAATTACGGCGTTAAGATCCGCGTTACAGCCCAGCCTAGGATTGCGAATTAAGGCAGATTGGTGGATGGCAGCAGTAGGCTTTGCCGCAGGAGCGTTAGCAACTCGGTAGGAGGGTGAGGTAGTGGGCAGGGTTTATACGAGACACTGTAACGAATGCGGCAAACTGTACACTGGCGCTGGTAAATCATTTTGCAGTAAGCCCTGTGATGACAACTCGCGCCGGTCAGAAGACAAGAAAAAGCCTCCTGTCGATGTCAAAGACCTAGACGAAAAAGTTCGCACTAAGGTTGAAGATGAGATTGCAAGCGTTGTCGTTATGGCATCAAAAGCAATTAAAACGCCAGAAGAATTGTTTGAACAAAGCGGGATGGACCCAGACGTTTGGGAAATCATACCAGACCAGGCTGTGGTAAAAACGTGGCCGGTGCAAATGAAAGTGGAAGGCTACCCAGTTACCGTGCCATGCTTTTATGTGGCAATCAAGCTACGAAAGCGGTGGGAGCACTCAAGGCTTCCGGTTCCCATAAGAATTGATGTACCTAGCCCGCCGACTCCCACCAAGTCAACGGGCGTTTTTACGTCTATTCATTACTCTGATATACACTTTCCACATCACGACCCAAGGGTTCTGACAATTCTTTATCAGGTCTTAAAAGAGGTGCAGCCAGACTTGGTAGTAGATCACGGGGACCTCCTCGATTGCGAACAACTTTCCCGGTGGCCCAAAGATCCGTTCGACAGAACGAGTTTGAAAGACGAGCTGAAGATGGCGGCCGAACACTGTGGCATTGTTCATAGCATTACGCCACACGCAGAACATTGGTTTTTGGAGGGCAATCACGAAGCCAGGATACGAAAAACAATTTGGGCATTAGCGGAATCGAGATCCGCTGGAGAATTACTTACACTTCCTGACGTTGCAGATGCGTTAAGGATTCCCAAATTGCTTGGCATTGAAGAATTAGGTTGGGAGTACACTCCGTACCCTAAGCATCGGTTGTTGTTTGATCGCTTAGTGCTGTGTCACGGCGAGACGGCAAAGAAAGATTCAGGCGCGTCCGAGAAAGCAGAATACCAGCGGTACGGAAAAGGTGGCATAAGCGGACATACACACAGAGTCGGGTTTTATGGCCGCACTGATTACAACGGGGTCCACGGCTGGTGGGGACTTGGCATGAGTGGAAAAATCAGAGACGAATACGTTTCATTCCCCGATTGGCAGCAAGGCTTTTTGTGCGTCACAATGAATCAAGACAAGACAGAATACCACGTTGAGCGCATCCGGGTTTTTGATGGCGTAGCATACTTTCGAGGCCAACGCTACGACTCACGTTAACGCAATAAGAGAAGGTGGTGTTGACGAGCCGTCAGGTGTTCAAAGTATTCAATTCCCGATGTTAAAAATTGTTTTTGGCGTTCAGTGAGTTCCTGTGTTTTTATTAAGTTTGCAGCGTGTTCCGGCCAATTAGTTTTTCGCAAAACTGTTTCCTGGGACAGTTCAGCAAAGTCAAACCACAGCGTTGCTCTTGTAGATCCCAGCCAAAGAACTGACTGTCGATGATCTCGATCGCTGGGAGCGGTCGTGTTTTTTGCTCCGCTACGACACATATCTTTTAAAGCTCTTGCGATAACGCCTTGAGCGATACGATGGTATGGGTCCACTTTTTAAGCCCCCCATGCACGTTAATTAGTGTATGTAAGGTATTATAGCATTAAGAGCTGACTCTATGTATTTTTGTTTAAGCAACAAACAGTTGGACAGGAAGCGAGTAGTCTGAAGCAGTAGGTGCTAGGGGTTGCCCGACGAAACGCTCATCGTTGCCTAGCACAAGCCTCTGTGAGAGGGCTGGCTGGAACCGTGCCCCGTGGGTTTGCCCCGAAGGTTGCGCTCTTAGTTTCCAGTAGAGGTAGCCGTTAAAAAGACGCTTCGCTTGTGGCTACGACCGGATCCGTTCCCGCTACGGCGTTTAGCGTTTTTTTAATACACAGAGCTGGCGTCCAATCCATTCAGCGACATTAACGGTTACGGCGTTGCCTAGCATTTTGTAGCGTGGCCCGTCAGCGACCAGGCTGTCATCGTGACGTAGCTTGGTCCATTCATCCGGAAAACCTTGAAGCCTTTCGCATTCAAGCGGAGTTAGTCTTCGCGGTGCCTTGTGTGCTTCAGCAACCGAAGCGGTGCCTGTCATCCCAATTCCGCTTCCTACTTTTAACGTAGGGCCAACTCCGGGTTGCCCTGCTCCCATGTGGTGAACGCTTGTGTAATGAAAGGCAATCGAGGGTGGCTCGTTTTGATGTAACGTATGACACGGATCTCCGGGTTGCGGATTACTTCGATTGTGTGCGCTCGTCATTTGAGCCATATCAAATGCAATCGGAGGATCTTTGTAGCTCCGGGCTGTTAATGTTAGGCTAATATCAGAACCAATCTCTGCTTTGGCGTGAGCATCAGCCATCACAAGCGCGTCTACTTCAACTCGTTCGTTTCCTGTGCGGTTAAACGGAGCGCCGCCAGTAACAGTTGGGGCAACTTTCGACCCCTTTTTTCTGCGCGGCGCAGGATGCCCATGCAAGCCTTCGGCGATAGCAAGTATTTCGGGTCGGGGGATTCCTCCAGAGTGTCCAACAACGAACAAACGTCTGCGCCGTTGCGGTACTCCGAAGTATTGGCTGTCCAAAGTAGCCCAGGTGACGCCATACCCGAGTTGAACAAGCGAGCGGACGATTTCCAAAAAGTCTCGTCCCCCTCTGGAGGAAAGCATCCCAGGTACATTTTCTCCGACAACCCAAGTGGGGCGTTGGTCAGCAATGATCCTGTGCATTTCCCACCAGAGAGCGCCACGGTCGCCAGCCAATCCGTCCCTGCCTCCTGCAACGCTGTAATCTTGGCATGGGAATCCTCCGCAAATAACGTCAACTGGCTCTGCATTTCTGACATCGCACACATCCTTGTATCGGTAAACATCAGGCCAATGCTTTGCGAGCACTGACCGCGCCTGTTTGTCACATTCTGCTTGCCACGCAACCTCAAAACCAGACCTTTCCATCCCCAGCTCAAACCCACCAATACCGGAGAATAGCGACCCGAGCTTCACGAAACGGTTTTTGGTTTAGCGTAGCGGTTCCAATTTGGGCGGGACCCCCACCAGCATGAATGAGAACAAAACCGTCTTTTCTCCCAACGGCCCCAAGGCTCGTTGTATGCTTTTGTGTAAACTGCCTTACACACTTCGCAGTGCTTTTCCTTTGAGCGACTGTCTTTAGTCTTCTGTGTCTTCGACAACCTCATATTCTGCTTCCTCAATAGTGGTGGATTTAATTTTTCGTTCTTCTTCTGCTTCCGCTTCTGCCAACTTCAGGTCAGCCAAAAACGTATTAGCAAAAATCTGAACAGGCGCAGTGATCTGTTCTGTTTTTCCATACGACTTTCTGTCGTACCGCTCTGCTATCCATCGGCGCTGCTCTGCTCGTAATCGAGCGGCCGACACGCTACCGTCGTCTGCGTCATCAACGATCTTTAAACCTTCTTCTACCAGGTCAGAAGCAATAATGCTTTTGGTAGCTTGCCAACGATTCCAACGACCTTCTGTGGGATCTTCTTTTAGCCAAGCGTAAAAAGGCCCGCTGGACATAGAGCCTACTTGCTTGGGTAGGTTTTTTAGTAAAGCCCTGACATTTCTGTGCTTTAGATATAATTCAAAGATTTTTTCTTCGCCGTAAGCATTTAGGCGCTCAATACATCTTTTGGTGATTTTATTTCCGGGCACGTTTCTTTTTCTCCTTTTCCCAACTGGGCCAAGAATCAATAATGTCTTGAAGTTTTTGTGACAGCTCGTCATCGGAAAGCAGCTTGCCATCCTTGCCAACACGAATCGGATCGTCAGGTGGCAACGTCGGCGCCACTTCTTTAGTGGCAAGGTCAGAAAACTCTAGCTCTCGATGCTGAGTTTCTAGCCACCACAAAGCAAGGTCGTCCTGGGCTTCATGTATCGACGACCGCCACTCATCTGCGTTATGGGTACACCTCTCTAGCGACAACAATGGAAGTGCTGATAGCAATCTGAGAACAGATCGGTAAGCGCGTTCACTCACTTCGGCCACGATGAATCCTGCCCCTGAGCCGCCTCGTAAACAGCAAGAGTCCGATAGTCCCATTGAATTGGGATGTCTACGGTAGGCCCATGCCTGTTTTTCGCAACCACAAGCCAAGTTTTCGCCGTGTTCATGCTACGCTCATAACGACTATGATCAAGCAACAGTACAAGGTCGCTACTAGCTTCTAAGATCATGCCCCCAAAAAGACCCTGACTACGAGGGGTGCTGTCGTAGTTACCAGATGTAGACCTGTTGAATTGCGACAGGCAAACAATCGTGCATTGGTTCTGAACAGCCCAGGCGCGAAGCTCTGTCACGATTCTCTGGGTACTCCTGTAAATCGCGTCCTCGTCCCCTGTGTTAACGAGTTGCAGGTAATCGAGGATAAAATATCGACACCCAGACTCGTAACATGATTTACAGTACTCAAGTACAGACTGCCATGTGCTGAGTATGTTCGTTGGCACCCACAAAGGTGGTGATCCGGACATCTCCTTACGAGCGTCATCCCATACAAGTTGAGTAAACCCTCCCCGTTCCAAGAGTGCTATCCTGGTGTTTGTATGCAAAGCGTACAGTCTGGTGGCAAGCTGTTGAGACGACATCTCCAGACTAATGTACCCGACACTTGTACCGTGGTCGAGTACGGCCGATGCAATATTCAGCGCGAGCGCAGACTTGCCGAAACCGGGATTGCCGGCCACGGTAATAAACCAGCCAAAGGCAAAGCCTCCACCACCTCCGTCATCGCGGCATATGCGATTAAGGGTAGGTAGCCCCGTAGGGGTGCTGATAATTTTCTCTTTCTGCGTAATCTGGTAGCGGTCGAAAAAGTCGGGACTAAGAATGTCCTGCTTCATTAAACAGCCCAGTGCGGCAAACTTATGGTGTTAATCTGGTCATTACCATAAGCCCCCCACGCGTCATTCTGTTGGCAATACGACCAGGCTTGCAAAAGCCGTCGCACAGAACTTCGGCCAACTGAGAGCGCGTGTGCGTCCAGTTCGCATACGTTAACGCAGTACGGTGCAGTCTTTTCCACGCAAATAAATATGAACCGAGTTCGTTCTTGGGCAGAAACTCGCATCCCCTCATCGAGGGCGTCATCTGGAAACGATTCCAGATAGTTTACGCCATTCAAGTACAGTGCCGCCTGACGAAAGTACCCAAAGGTGTAGGCAGACCGAGCAAAATCATCTGAGCTGGCGTTGGTTGTGGTCTTAATATCCACCACAGCACGGTCCCAGAAGGTGTCCCTTACGGGCAGCGCATCTATCCTGGACTTGCACTGGACATCAGATGCCGGATCTCGCCATAACGCACTAACCTCAGTTTGGCAGGACTTAAGAATGTCCTTGGCAATCGGATGAGCCATTACGCTGTCGCGCATTCCCGTTATAACCGCATACTCTGACGGCTTGAGCATACGGTCAACCGAAAAACCTGCATCAATAAGGTCCGTCTTGGCCGCCTTGACTTCTTTTGAGCTACCGTGCCCTTCGGGTAGGGATGCCCACTCTTTCCCAAAACGGTCCGGCTCCAAGATCGCCGCATGGACCGCGCTACCAACAGCCATAGCCTTGGTAGGCTTGATCGGGTTATCAAGGGCGTAGCGCAAATGGGCCGGTGATCGAGACAAGAGATTAAGGCGAGATGCAGATGCGTACCCAAGAGCGTGATAGTCCGTTTCACTAAGGTTGTAGAGCAACGCTTCTGTTTCAGGTGATTTGTCATTGTTCATTGATCGACACTCCATGTACGATTAACGGTAGATGATTGTGGCGCGGACCTATCAAGGGCGAGTCCCCTGTGTGTCCAACTTTCCCGTCTTTCTTGATTGCGGAATAGTGATTCCGGCAACTGGTAGGCGCGGGTTCCCATGTGATGACTACTACCCTTGACCGCCTTGAGTATGCTCTTGAACAACTCAGTAGGATCAAGGTCGTGTTGTGATAACTGCTCACGGTGTAATGCGTTCAAGACCCGCTTTCGCTTGTCTGTCAGTTTGGGATGAGGGCCGCGAGGCGACAACGCTTCAAGCCAAGCATCCCAGAGAGTTGAAGCGTGACAAACTGTATTCGACCTAGTAGTAGGTTTTATTGCTTTTACTGTATTACTATTGTTCTTGGTCTGTTCTTGGTCTGTTCTAAGCCCCTTGGCCTTATAAGACGAAAACCTTTGATACTCATGGTAATTCGTTATACGGATATGTGTTCCAAGTGCAGACGAATTTGAGAGTATTTCAATGCGGCCGTCGTCCTCCAAGGTCTGCAACATGGATGAAATCCGGCTAGTAGACCAAGAGATGAGCTTATTGTTCCCAGTGTAAGAGCAATCTTCTGCAATCTTTCTCAGGGACCGAAGGAACTCACCCTTGCGAACCGTAATTTCAAATGACCCACGCTGATATGTGTACTCCTTCGATCCGTAGTTCGCACGGATCAATAAATACACAAACAGCCGAACGAGGTCGCTGTTCATGCGCCATAAGTCGTTATCGAGCAAGTCTCGCGACAGGAGAATGAATCCGGTCGTGCTCATACGGATTCTATGTCCCCATTAGACTCCATGAAATCAAAGACATCACGAACGTCATGTGCTACCAGGTAAGGCACACCTGTCCGTAAGCACTCGTCACGAAAAACGATCTGGCTATCGCGTAGCTTCCCCTTCGGCCCCTTCACTTCAATGAAGAAAAAGGGCACTTGGGAGTCGCGTGAATTAAACACCAAAAGATCCGGGATTCCGGGTGTCTGTCTGGTGCCGCCACGCTCCGACCTATAGCCCTGCTCCGTGCTGTAAACAGAACACCCGATCAGCTTCAGAAAGGCGCGTATCTCTTTTGAGACTAACGCCTCGCCTTTAAGAGCTTTTGCCATCGGCCGGATCGGAACCAGGGTACTGCTCACTCAACTTGCTCAAGCAAGTCAGCAATGAGTCATTGGCTGAATCAAGGTAATCTCGCGCCTTAATCAGAGCCGCCTTAGCTCCGTTATGAAGCAAAGCGTCAGGTACACGACCTAAGCGCTTGTTGACGCGATTAATGTCATCCTGGTTCGCACCAATCTCGTTGTGAAGCTGTGGAATCAACTTGTCTACAGCTTTTTGAAGGCTAGAAGGGGTCGGCATTAGACCCTTCCGTAGACCCTTCCACCTTGGGTTGAGCTGGTTTCCAGTTGTTGACCGAACTGTGCCATTTCTTTTGGCCCGTCCGTTCGTCAATGTTGAATCCTTCTTTGATGTCTAAGCGAAGCCACTCCTCGCCTGACTCAGACTTTTTAGCAAGATACTCTAAAAAGTTTTCGATGTTAATCGAGATGCTTCCTTTAACAAAGTCCGGTGCCTTCGGTGAAGGTGCCTTCACATACAAGCCATTCGGGTACTCTTTGTCGTCTGGCATAAAAACGCCTTTTGTGGTGATGGGTTAATAAATGATTACTACAAAGGTCGCTGACAGGCAGGGCACAATTCTGTCCTGACCCGTGGCAGCGGGTTGTCGATCCTGTGCTCAACCAAACGGTACAATGCGTCTGGCGCGTCAGGAACGTATTCCAAAATACCGACACCCAACAATTCGCTAATACGCTTGCGAACGGTAGAGCTACCGTACTTTGAAAATTCTGGCAAAGATTCTGCCGTGGCCGCAGTCATGTCTCCATGTGTTCGATAGGCGGCAATAACCTCTCGCTGAATTCTGCCTAGCTTTGGTTGAATCGCGGCGGCCGCCTGGTGTGAGTGAGCGTTGTCGGAATTCCTGACAGTCGGCGCATCAGAAAAAAGACTGATCTGCTTCGGGTCGTGGACAACCTCTGGCGTGTTAACAGGAGAGTCGATCTCATCCATAACACGTTGGTCCCTTTTGCCGTGAAAAGTTTGCCATATCTGGCGGTCACGGCGCTCATGGTTCTTGAGGGTATCAGACACGGCCAATCTCTTTTTCCAAGAATGTGATTGCGTCTTCTACCCGATGAGGTGGGCCTCCATCGAGCACTACCTGTTCAGCCAACACGATAAACTTAAAGTCTACGTCTCCGTGTTCCTTGCAAACGTCTACTAAGCCCTGTAGCTCCTGTAGTCGCTCCTTCAGCTTCGGAGCATCTTTCTTGCTCTGAGCTGGTGTCTTTTTGGTCGCCTGTTTTTTTGTGGTAGCCGGTTTTTTGGGTGTTGCGGCTTCAAAGACCTCGCCCTTACCTGTTATCCACAGTTGTAGACCTAAGCCGTGTAAGCCAGCCGCCTTAACAAAGGCGCGTTGATAGGCATCTTGAACATTTCTGGAATCACAAACAACAGCGGCAAATTTATGATTCATCACGGCGAGCTTGGCGGTTTGCTCAACACCTCTGATGTTGATGGTGACGGAAACAATCCCAGTCCCGTCTGGAAGAATCTCTAGATCGTGATCCGTCCTATCGTAATGACCGGCGTACTTGGTCATCAGAATGTGGTGAACGACAGCCCAGGGTATGTATAGCGGATTGAATCCCCCGCCCCCACCCTTACGCTCTGCGTACTGTGTTACGTCAATCTTGGACAAGTCGTCCCAGATATCTTTAGCCCAATTTTTCGTTGCCATTATCGTCTCCGGATGTGTGGCTCAGAATCCTAAACTTTCCGACCAGGTGGTCACGAACGCATTGGGGTACAGGGCGGGTTCCTTTCAGCCACCTATATATAGTGCTTGGTGGTCGTATTAGGACCTCTCTGCTGTACCGCTTTACGCCGCGCCCGTCTCGGTCAATCGCATCACGAAGCGCCTTGATAGCCCAATCGTTTTGGTGCGGAGTAGAATTGCTCACAGAATCACTCTGCTGTGGTGGTTGGTTAGCGAAAGAAGTATAAGGGTGGTGTGAAACCAATGCAACCATAAATTCAAGAGCCATTTACCTGGTACGCCGTCTATATATGTAGGGGTTGTGCGGATGTTTGTCCGTATGTACTTTGGTGTTCGCATTGGTATCCACCACACTAGGAGGTCTTTATGGCAACCAGTTATGACAGGACCAAGAGGATGCTTGGCAAGCCTTGGCTTTACCAAGGAAAAACGAGCGACGACTGTGAGGAGTTTGAGGTTGAAATCGAGGTCGCGGTTTCGTTGCGGGTGGGGGTAGAAGCAAGCTCGCCGGACGAAGCAGAGGAAAAGGTACGGAAGCTGTATGCGGGAGAAGGGCCGCAGGGCTGTTTTGTGCAAGGAACGTGGGTTAAGGGGTTCCGTCAATATTTCCAAGAGGTTTTTACTGCATTGATGCACCCACGGCTAGGAGATCCGGCTTCTCCTCATAGGGTGCACTCTGTTGAGGTGTCAGCATGGGAGGAGTGTGAGACGGAAGTAGACTACATGGAGGACCATGTGCTGACGCAAAACAGAGAGCTTTACGAGCAGTACGATTACGGCTTTGGCGTGGAAACCGACAAGGGATGAGCGCCCGTGATCTTTTTTCTCCACCTCGCTATGAAATTACCGACACCAAATATGAGTGTCGTCTTTGTGGCAAGTCTCAGCGGCTTTCGGTTGAACTTTATATAGCGGAGTTGCTACTGAAGGGTGAGGGGGCAATCATCTATGACGAGATACTGTCGCCGCAGACGGTTGCAGACCAGACCGATTTGTTGTGTCGGGACTGCCTAGAACCGTCTATGACAGTGAATTGATTAAGTCCCGTGTCCTATGGTGCGGCATAGCGCATCAGAGCAATCTCACACGGAGAATCTAAAGAAGGCGGGTTGTTTTTCTGGGGGTCGCTTGGCTAGAAAGCAATCCTGAGATCAGCTCAGTGTGACACTCAGACGGAATCGGTAGTTAATACAATACCGGACGGGCAAAAAGACAAGTCAGGGCTTCGGCCTTGGCTTGTTTTTTTTTGTAAGAGGTGCATCGAGGAAAACCGGGCGCTCGATAGACCTCACGAAAACTGTGAACCTGGTTATACACGGTTTTTCCCAGGAGAATCTTTTTTTGGTGTAGTTGCTGGTTTTGTTCAGGAGAATCTTTCGGATTTTTTAAATAAGACCCAGCAGCAAGTTGGATCGAGCTGAGGGTTAGCGGGCGCAGCATCAGCCTGTCTTGTGTTACTGCGTTAACGTGTCTTCGTGTTAACGCGCTAACGTGTGTCTGTACTGGCCCGCGTTTTGTCGAGGAAGTCCCGGGTCGTTCTCGGGACACCTCACGAAAACTGCGACCAGGGCCAGGCGGCAGCTCAGAAATTTAATTTTAATTAAACTGACAAATACGTTAATGATTTCAGCCAATCGAGCTGATCCTTTCTTTCGCTTAGGAGAATCTTTTTTTTGCATACAGGTTTTGGGTTTTTACTAGGAGAATCTTTCGGATTTTTCGGCGCTCCCCGTAAGGGGGGTTTTTCCGTATAAAAACCGAAGACGGCACCGTACAAACACCGAAGCCCGAGCACTCCGAAACTCACCAAAACCGTGACCCCTCCGGAGACCAGGGCGCACCCTTCCGGAGACCAGGAAGCCGGACACCATCCGAAAACCGTCCGGAACTCGTCCGGAACTCGTCCGGAACTCGTCCGGCAAAAACCGGCCGGAACTCGTCGCGGCTTCGGGGTGGTTTTTTGCTCTGAGCTGGTGGCCGGTGTGCAAGTTTTTCACCGTCGGCCGTGTGGTAGGTTGAGCATACAAAAAAGCCGTTTCGGGGCGTTCGTGTTAACCCACTAATAAGTGTTGGCGCTTTTCGCCCTTGTGTCTTAACTTTTTAGCCGTAGTAGATAGTTCCCGTCGCCGACGGGAAACCACCACAAATCGAGGTCTTACAATGAGCAACGGTAACACCCCGCAACTGACACCGGCCGAACTCGCGCCGGTCGTCGTTCGCGCCATTCAAGAGAAGTTACCCCTTATCATATCCGGACCGCCGGGAGCCGGAAAAACGGCCCTTATTAAGACGGCGGCCGATGACGCCGGTGCCGATTTGATGATCACTCACGCCGTGACCGCCTCGCCGGTTGACGCAAAGGGGATGCCCTCCATATCGGCCGACCGCCAGAGTGCGGAGTTCCTGCCCTTCGGCGACATAAAGCGAGCAATGGAGCAACCGGCAGACGTTCCTCTGGTGTGGTTCCTAGATGATTTCGGACAAGCAACCGAAGCCGTGCAAGCTTCGTTTATGCAGTTGATCCTAGGCCGCCGGATCAACGGTCACGCGATCTCCGAAGCCGTGACCTTTATGGTGGCGACCAACCGCCGCGAGGATAAGGCCGGAGTTCGGTCTATACTGGAGCCGGTCAAGAGCCGGTTCGTTTCTATAGTGGAGATGGTGCCGGATATGGCGTGGTGGATCCGGTGGGCGGCCGCAACCCTACCGGCTACCGAACACACAGAGCAGATCCTCGCGTTCCTGCAATGGCGGCCGGAGTCATTCTTCAGCCACTCGCCGACTTCCGACCTAGTGAACTCACCAGCGCCGCGAACGTGGAAACATTGTA